ATGCCTACCGAGAGGGCCGTATTGTGGATTAACTATATAATGGAGACAAGTCATGGCACTTGGTACTAACCACGTAACTACTACTATCGCGTCTGCTGCTAGCCGTACGCGTAGTAACAGTGCGTTTATCCGCGAGCTTTGGTCAGATGAGATCATCGCTTCCTACAAATCCAACCTCGTCCTTCAGCCGCTGGTAGTCAACATGAACCACAACGGCAAGAAGGGTGATACCGTTCATATCCCGCGTCCCCAGCGTGGCGCTGCCTCTGAGAAGGCGAGCGAGACTCAGGTTACTCTGATTGCGATCCAAGAAGAGAACAGTCAGTACCTGATCGACCAGCACTGGGAGTACTCACGTCTGATCGAGGACATCGTGACCATTCAGGCCGATGACTCACTGCGTGCGTTCTACACCGATGACGCTGGTTATGCACTGGCTAAGAAGACCGACACCGACCTGCACGCCCTTGGCGCTCTGCTGGCCGCTGCCGATGCTAACCCGGACGTTGAAGGCTCTGCCTACTCCAAGTCCGTAGCTGGTGACTTTGACGGTTCTACCCTGTGGACTGACGGTGCTGAGGCCAACATCAATGATGCTGGTATCCGTAACGCCATTCAGGCTCTGGATGACAACGATGTACCCCACTACGGTCGTGTGCTGGTAATCCCCCCGAGCGAGAAGAACTCTCTGCTGGGTGAGCCGCGCTTCACCGAGGAAGCTAAGGTCGGCGAGCGTGCCGGTCAGAACAGCATCCGTAACGGTTACATTGGTGACATCTACGGGTTGGAAGTGTATGTTTCCACCAACTGTCCGAACGCTGGTACTGCTGCGCGTGCGTGTCTGATGACTTCTAAGGAAGCCCTCTTGCACATCTCGCAACTGTCACCTCGCTCTCAGACTCAGTACAAGCAGGAATACCTTGCTGACCTGTTCACCGCAGACATGCTCTACGGTACAGGCGTACTGCGCCCTGAAGCTGGTACAGCTATCATGGTACCCCGTTAATCGGGACTAGGATCGGGGGCTACGGCCCCCTTTCTCAATGGAGTTCCTATGGCAGATAAGAGATACAAGCTACTCAAGAATGGTCTGGTTGGGGACTGCGCGTTCGACATCAGACAGATAGGCGATGGTCAGCATATACAGTGGAACTTGGGACTACGCAAGTGGGAGCTAGTGCAGAACCCGCTGAATCAAGACTTGGGAGATAGAAGCCCCCTATGGTTCAACGACTACGAGGAGTTCTCGTTCGACAGGACCACGAACGGTTGGGGTGAGGTATACCGACAGCAGTGGAGTGGCGCAGACGTCACGTCTACTGACAATGTATTTATAGAAGTGCTCTTCCACGCCACACAGACGGCGGGAGCGGGCACTGGGGCGGCGATAGGCCGCTTCGAGATGTTGGTCCACAACGATGGGGTCAACTGTAATATTCCGCAGGGAGCGGAAACTATTATCAAGAAGGGCACCGACACACGGCCCAACTTGAGATTCTCCACGGACGGTGACGACTGGGTTATTGAAGCCCGAGGGCGGAACACCGAGACATGGTCATACGTAGTCGAGATATTTAGAGAGGTATTCTGATGGCGTTAATATCGGCGAACAGCATGGGTGGCGACATCTACTTTGTGGTGATTGATCACGACCCTAGGACAACCTCGACCGACATCCCCGGAGGCTCGCTTGTCATGTACATTGACGAGGTGACTCCCTTCGCTAAACCACTGCTGTTCTACAAGCTGGTGGATGGCGACAATACTCTCGTTGAGAAGGTGATCAACCGTAACAACTATACCGCTACCACAGCCCCCGGCGTCACAGACGACTGGACCTACGGGTTTGATACGGGCAGTGAGTGGTACGACACGGTGAGCACTACGTTGTACAAGTGTGTTAACTCGGCGGCGGGAGCCGCTGTATGGATTGCTATATAAGGAGGTCACATGACCGGAAAAGAGATTCTACGGGAACTCGTAACCAAACCGTTTCAGACGATGTCGCTGGTTGTATCTATATTGCTTGTCTGGACGGCCATTGTGGCGGGACCAGTCGAGGCTCTAGCGATCATCCAATCATTAATCGGCTCAGGAGCCTTTAAGGCCACAGCCACCATTCAGTAGGAGCAGTCATGGCTCAGAAGACGTTACTAGATGTGGTGAACAACCTGCTCCTCCGTGCGCGAGAGGACAGGGTGCAGAGCACCATAGATAACAGCTACGCCACACTGGTTGCGGAGTTTGTGTCAGAAGCTCACGAGGAGGTACTTGACGAGTGGGACTGGAGTGCAATGGACAAGGAGCTGATCGTATCAGTCCCTGCCGACACTCTCAGTCTCAACTTTACCACCGCTACTATCCACAACACAGACGGGTTCCGGCCCACAGACGAGTCGCACCTGATGAGGCGTCAAGGTAGCCCCGCTGCTACCGTCTCGCGGTACGACTACACCGATCCAGAGTATGTGCTTAACGGCATGTCTCCCCTGAAGGAGATGGACTGGCAGCACTTTCAGGTATGGAAGTCCTCTCTGATCGACACCGGCAACGCGGTTCACCCGTCCGTGTTCGCCATCAACTACGGCCCCAACGGCACCGTCAAGATGGACGTGTGGCCTCGGGCTAAGAACGACAGCACCTTTGTGATGCAGTGGCAGGACCGCCCCACCCGCTTCGAGGTGGACGGTACAGAGGACGACAGGAAGCTAGAGATACCCTTCCGCCCAGTGCAAGAGCTGGCGATGATGTACCTCTTGAACGAGCGTGGCGAGGAGATGGGGGAACCCGGCAACCTTGCGGAGCGCAGGTACGGGAGAGCCTTGGCGGCTGCTAAGGAGAAGGACATCAAGTCACGGGAGCACTCAGACGGGTTCGACTGGAGCAGAGGATAATGCCTACACAGAGGTCACACGGCGGTGCCGCCTTACAGCACATCCCGTTGAACCTCCCAGCGTTTAATGGGGTCAACCTACAGTCCCCCGGAGCCATCCTTGGCCCGGAGTGGGCTACACGATTAGTGAATACAGTCCTTGACGAGAGCAACCGTGTTGCGACTCGCAAGGGAGTGGAGGATTTGAATGACGTACACGCTGACTTGGGAACAGGCGGCATCGACCAGATGTTCGAGTATCAGAAGCATGACGGAACATTCGTACTGCTTGCCGTATCAGGTGACGGGTCCATCTGGGCCTCAGCCGATGCTGGGCTTAATTGGACTGATGCAACAGGAACCGCAACGGTCACTGACACGCACATGCAGTTCGTTAACTTCAACGATGAAGTGTACGCTTGGCAACGGAATGGCGGTGTTCTATATTCGGCAGACGGGCTTACCTTTAGCGATCTTGCGGTCGCCGGGATCCCTACCGGAAGTGTCGCCGCTTCAGCTTATGGTCGAGTATGGGCAGCAGCAGCCGGAGGCACCGACCTTCGATACTCTGCGCTTCTGGATGCAAGCTCTGCGACAGCGTGGGACGAGAACAACAACCAAGACACCGGGGGCTTTGATCTCAAGAACGTTTGGCAAGGTACTGACACTATTCAAGCGATCATCGAGTTCAACGGCCAGCTAGTAGTATTCGGGGAGCGCAACATCCTGCTGTGGTCTGACGGTTCCGGCTCAGAGATTGGCCTCGACCCGATCAACATGTACGTGGTGGACACGATCCCCAACATCGGGTGCATAGCCCGAGACAGCGTGCTGAACGTGGACGGAGACCTCTGGTTCCTCAGTGAGTCCGGTATCATCAGCCTCGACAGGCTGTTGGTACAGCGGTCCAACCCTGTGATGAACCTGTCCCAGAACATCCGGGACCAGTTGAGCCTGAGCACCCGTGGGTCCGCTAGGACCGACATCAAGGCGTTCTACAGCCCGGTGGAGAAGCTCTACCTCCTGTGCCTGCCTAGCCCCGGTGACCCGGAGCAGGGCGAGGTGTTCGCTATGGACACCCGTGGCAAGCTGGATGACGGCACCGCGAGGTGCGTAGGCGTGTGGACCGGTATGATCCCGACAGCCGGGGTACTAGACAACACCAACCGCCTCTTGTTCGGAGCGCGTGTGCTGGGCCAGAAGATCGGCCAGTACGGCGGGTATCAGGACAACGGGGAGTCATACTTCATGGAGTGGGAGAGTGCGTGGTTCGACCTCGACAATCCCTACCTGAAGTTCCCCAAGCGGTTCAATGCGATCCTCTACCCCTCTGGGGCTGAGGAGACCATCATCAACTTCAAGTGGGGGTTTGACTTTGACCCCGTGTTTAAGAAGGAGCAGGTACGACTGCTAGGCAACGGCACCACCTATGAGTGGGGCATTGGAGAGTGGGCTGAGTCCGAATGGGGCAGTCCTATCGCAGTGCGTGAGGTCAAGGTCGGAGGCCGGGGATCCGGCGAATACGTCAAGGTGGGCATGAGTGTGGTGTGCGATAACACCCCAGTGTCCATACAGCAGTTGGCACTCTACTTCAAACTTGGGAGACTCAAGTAATGGCGAATTATACGCAGACTACCTTCTTTGCACCGAAGGACGTCCTGCCTAGCGGTGATCCCGCCAAGGCTATACTAGGTGCAGAGGTTGACCCCGAGTTCGCGGCTATCGCAGCCGCCATCGCCACGAAGGCTGACTCGGTGGGCCAGAACACGCTCCCCAGTGGTGACTTCAACGGGGACGTTCTGGTGTGGGACTCGCTCGGTGACGAGTGGCTACCCACCAACGTGATGAACATCCAAGTCAGTTCCGGCCTCGTGCAGTTCGGCGGGAATGTGGTCATCTCGGGCACGCTCAACGGGCGTGACCCCGGCGATGCCCTGAAGTGGGACGGCTACGAGATATCAGTGGTCAGCGTCCTACCGGGCACCATGGACAGTGGAACTATTTACTTTGTGACGGAACCTGAATAATGCCTATTAAAATAGATGGAGAGACAACTACAGACATCATGGCCGGAAGTGCTGGCCGCGTGTACTCCGTCTATGACGGTACAGACGGGAGCAAGAAGTACAGCCGCGAGGCAGATCCTCAGACTATCTACGAGATGGATCCTGACGGGGACAACAGCGGCGACTTCACCAACGGAGACACGGTCAACAACCCCGGCACGGTCATCAGTGATGGCGGTCGCGGGGAAGTGGTCGTCCAAGGGGACGTGGGAGACGCGGGGGCACCAGAGGCTATACGACAGGTGCAGCTCAACACGGGCCTCCCGTACACGCACTGTGGTGCGGTGTCGAACTCCAGCATGACCCAGTTCTTCATTGAACTGTACGACCTAGACGACAACCTCGTGTGGTCCAACACGATCCCGGACACCAACTACGGCAACCTGATATGCTCCTCATTCATGGTCCCTAGCTCCGGCACCTACTACTTCAAGTACACCGGTGACGGTGGTGCGGGGGATGACTTCACGTTCGAGGATATCAGCTACACCTACGACAGGCCAACGGCCAGTGGGTTCGAGGTGCTTAACGTCTCGTTCAAGACCAAGCTGATGTACCCCAACCCCGGTACGGGGACGGACTACCGCTTCGACTTCCCGCGTGATACACGAGGCAAGGCCACGTGGATGACGGAGATGAACAGGGGCGAGATCAACAGTGACGGGGACTACTTCTACGACGATACGGAGTATAGCCAACGCTCCTTGAGCATGGAGGTGCTCCCGGCAGATCAGGCTGAGATGCCTACGGCTACTGGTGCGTGGACACTGGAGATGATCGCAGGGATTGAGGACACCGCACAGACGGCAGGTATTCTGGGATTGTCCAGCGCCTACGATGCTGCGGGTAACCAGTACGCCACGATCTACACGGCCAGCAACAGGCTGTACATCAACTGCTCCAACACGGCTGCGCCTAGCACGGTTATCGCAGACCCGATCACTCCGACAGGTTCGGGATTGGTTGAGCACTGGGCGATCCAGTACGATGGGGTAGACGAGCTATCCGTGTGGAGAGACGGGGGTCTGGTTGGTGTGGTGACGGTCACTACGCCGTTCACCGAGGACTGGACTACGGTCTACCTCGGGTGTGGTGTGACCAGCCCTGCCAACAGCTTGGTCGAGATGCCGCCACAGTTCCGTATACGGGATGCCCAGCTATCCAAGACAGCCCGGTACTCCGGTGTGTCCTACGATGCAGAGGCGTTCTTCCCGTCAGGTACGGGGACGAAGGCACCGCCCGCAGGGCAGGGGCCACTAGGGTCCACGGTGTTTATGGCACCCGAGGGGTACGCGTACGAGGCCAACCGCTTCAGGCAGGACGCTACGGGACTCCCGTACACCAGCCGGAACACATTGGACTGGCGGGTAGACTCCGGGGCCAACTGGCGTGACGTGGCAATCCAGCAGGGCGGTAACGGTCAGTACATGTACTTTGACTACCCCCGGTTGCAGCTAGGCACCAACGACTTCACCCTTGAGGGGTGGGCTAGGCCGAAGCAAGAGGGCTTCTCCCTGAACTTCATCGCGATGGGAACAACGTCCACACCACGGCTCACGTCACTACGGTGCTTGATGCAGTGGGCACCTGATCCGCCTGATAACGAAGATCCGCAGGACCAGACGCCCGCAGTCGTGTGGTATGACGGCTCCACCCTAGACGGCGGGGTACGGCTTGCTAAGGGCACCCTGTTCGAGGGGCAGTTCGAGCCAGCCTACTTCTGCATTGAGCGGAGTGGGTCCACGATTTACTTCCAGTACTGGAACGCAGACGAGGGATGGTTGTCCGGCTCGGCCAGCACGTCACTAAACTTTAACGGGACCGTGATGTCCCTAATGAACGCACTGCCGGGGTCGTCCTCCGCTGCCCTTGTGGGGGCCATCGGGTTTGTACGACTCACCATGGGCACTGCGGTATACGGTGGGGCTGAAGCCGACAGGACAGCACCCCCCTACATCGTTTAAGGAGTAACAATGATAGTACGAGATGCAACGCTTGATGACGTTGAAGCACTCTACCCAATCTTGATTGCAGACATAGCGTCTGACGCCAGACTGGGAACACTGGACGCAGAGGACGTGGTGCAGCACTTGGCGAACATGCTGATGCTGCCCTCGGTCCACATACTGCTTGCTGAGAAGGAGGACGGGATCATAGGGGCTGCGGCGATAACCGTGTCCCCCGCTCTCGGCTCCCTCGGCCCAGTAGTGGCAACAGAGGTAATGTGGCACGTGAGTGCCGCGCACACGAAGTCCAAAGTCGGCTCCAAGCTGATGAGGGCGCTGGAGGCTCGTGCCAAGGAAGCTGGTGCGGAAGTGATGGTTCTCCAGATTGCCCCGGACGCCCACGCCAAGCGGCTTGCCAACGCCTACAAGAGCAGGGGCTACGAAGAGCTTAGAACGACATTTACTAAGAGATTGTAATATGGCTTTAACACCGGAACAGGAAGAACTGCTAGCTTTTGCCGATCAACAGTTTAAGAACTGGACGGGCAAGGACTATCGCGGTACGACAGCAATGGAAGGGGAGGACTTCACCTATGTCCGAGGGTCCGGTTCAGGTGGAGAGCAGCAACGCGAAGATCTCGACACGTACCTCAACATCGTGCTCAACCACGCTCGAGAGAATGGTATCCCTCTATACACCAAGAACGAGGACGGGAACAGGCAGTATCTGGATCTGGGCGTCAACTACACAGACGGATCCTACGAGATCAAGACCCAAGGCGGAAAGGTCGGAGTAACCGAGTCAGGTGGCCCGTCCTTCACGGCCCCAGCAGTCAAAGACGACAAGACGCTGTTCGAGGGGTTCAAGGACAGTGGTGGCCTCGGCATCATGCTATCGGTCATCAGCGCGGGCACAGCAGGCGCAGCCCTTGGGGCTGGCGTGGGAGCAGCGGCTGGATCAGACGCGGCCCTGACGTTTGCAGAGGTGCTGGCGCGAGGTAACCAGCTTGCCAACACGGCCGGAGACTTGTACGACATCTCCCAAGAGGGAGTGGGCAGTGACGAGGGCGGTGAGCTAGGCGAGGAAGAGGCAGTCCTGCAAGAGATCATGGGACCGGGTGGCGTGTGGGACATAGCCATCAACGACCGGACAGGCGGGGCTACGTACCCCGTCTACGAGGGCATCTACTCCAAGGATCCCACGGACGTAACGACCGGGCCGGGATCGGTAGTAGACGAGCAGACTGGCGGCGGCGTGATGGCCGATCAGCCCACTATGGAGGACGTAGGGGGCAGGGACCAGACAGGCGGCACGGGAGGGGACGACGAGGTCGCTCGAGAGGAGCAGGAGCCGCCCCCGTGGTGGTTGCCCTCCAGCATCCTCGGGAAGGTCGGGGATATCTTCAAGGGCGGTACCCAGACGGGTGACGGCACTACGTTCCCAGTCCCGCCGGATGGCGGTACCCCTCCGATCAACGGGGGTGGCAACGGTGGCTTACCTCCGGGTGGTGTGACGGGCAACGGGCCTCCCACTGCCCCTCCCCCAACAGATAGACCGGGCGGATGGAACCCTACGGGCATCCTCGGTGACGTACTTAAAGGACAAATACCAACAGGCGGTGATGACGATATGTCAGAAGGATCATGGTTAGACACAATACTAGGTGGGATAGACGGAGAGTCAATCTCCAACGCCATCGGCGACATCTCTAACGACCTGAGCATCGTGTTCGATTCACGGGCGCAGGCAGAGGCACTAGAGAAGGCTATTGAAGCCTCCAAGTTCGATCCGTACAACGTGTACAACCCCGGATTTGGTAAGTCAACGTTCAACACAGAGACCGGTGAGGCTGAGTTTGTAGCTGACCCGCAGTTCCAGAACATACAGGACATGGCCCGGGCCAACCTTGAGAACGAGTACATGTTCAACCCGCAGCCTTGGATGGCTCGGGGTGCAGCACAGGACATGGGGCTACAGTTCCTGCCAGAGGTAGGACAGGACGCCCTGACCCCGGAGAGCTTCATGCCGGGCACCAAGATGACCAACGCGATGTTCAGCAAGCTGATGAATGCTGGCACGGGTATGATGGGGCCGCAGGGCCTGCTGGGCAAGGACTTCGAAGGAGATGTCAACTATGAAAGATACGGGCAGCGACTCCTCGCCGGAGACCAGACCCAGAAAGCACAGGAGCTGTTCGACAAGGACTACTCGCAGCTCGTTGATGAGCGGCTGGGGAACCTACGCGAATCTGCTGCCCCGTATGAAGAAAGGCAGTTCAACAGTCTCCAGAACAAGTTGTTCTCCCAAGGACGACTAGGCTCTACGGGCGGTGCCCGGATGATGGGTGAGCTGTTCCGGGAGCAGAACCAAGCGGACATGGCCCGGCAAGAGACGGCGTATGGCATGGCAGATACTCTGCGCGGCCAGAACTTCCAGACAGGTACGAACCTGTACGGGAGCGCCGGTACCGCTATGCAGGGCGCGGGTAACTTGGGCCTTGGTGCACAGCAGAACGTGCTCGGCCAGTACGGCACAGCGGGGAACCTCCTCGGGACTACCGGCAAGCTGGCTGCGGACAACTTCAACGCGTACCTTACGGGCACGCAAGCGGAGAACGACCGTGGCTCACAGCGACTGGAGAATCTGACCAAGCTGTTCGGGTTCGGTGGCGATGCAGTATCGGATGCCGTGGACACCCAGAACAAGATGGTCGATCAGCAGACTGCGTTCCTGAACATGCAGAACGCGCCTCTTGAGATGGGCGGCAACTTCGGTGGCCGGGCCGCATCGGCTGGCGGCGTACAGGGTAACTTTATGACCCAGTTGGGCCAGAACGACCCGAACTCGACCCTGCTGAAGGGTCTCTCTAACATCTTCGGAGGCTAACATGGCTGATGCTCAAACATTCCTCTCGCAGTTCGGTATGCCTACCGAGACGCCTGAGCAGATACAGGACCGCTATGAACGTGTCCGGGAACAGGAACGTCTCCAGTCCGAGGCTAACGAGATGGGGCTGGCCGCTAACGCTGGCATGAGCAAGGCGTGGATGCGTGGGGCCATGATTGGCTCTACGCGCCGCAAGCGCCAAGCACGGGAGAAGGCTACGGCTGAAGCCCAGCAGTCTCCTGAGTACAAGATGACCCAGTTGAGTGACTCTGTCCGTACCTCCATGGAGAAGCGGATGGCGCAGCCCGACTGGGCTACCCTGTCTCCGGGACAGCAGAAGAACGAGTACCTCAAGTCCGTGGCCCAAGAGGCCCAGAAGGCCGGTATGCCGCAAGTGGCTAGCAACGCCGCATCTCAGTACGCATCGTCTATCGTGGCGATGAAGAAGGCTGAGGTAGAGCAGCGTAAGCTGAGTGCCGAGGCAACGGTGAAGGAGGCGAAAGCTGGGAACATCGACACCGAGATCCGGAACGATAACGCTAAGGCTAGGCGTGACGCCATCGACGGCCAGAAGGCCGCTCAGTTGCACGTATGGCCGAAGGGTGATCCCAACGGTCAGGCGCAGCTTGTGATGATGCAGCCCAACGGCGAGTGGCTCGGTGCTGACGGCACGGTGGTGTCCAAAGAGGACTTCATCGACTTGGATCCAGAGGATCAGAACTTGGTTGCAGCCGGTACGGCGAAGGATAAGGCGGACTTGGTTCGAGCCTACGCCTCTCCGACTCAGCAGTCTGCACACCGCACGGCCCACACCAACTTGGTGTCACAGGCTCGTGTTGCGGACTCCATGCTGAACATTATCGAGAACGCCAGTTACCAGATCAATGGGAGTGAGGACACTCTGACCGGCCCGGGCGGTAAGATAGCAGCAGATACCGTAGACTTCGTCAAGACGGTGAGCAACTCGTTCCGGAACATCGGGGCGTACTTCAACGACAACCAGTCCATTCTGGAAGGCAGTGGCGGACTGGACGCGGCTACCACCTCTATGGCGAAGGTCCGAGAGCGGGCAATGGAGACTCTCAAGAACGCCTCGGGAGGCAAGGTCTTTGAAGAAGGCCACGGCCAGTTTGAGTCGGCTATGTGGAAGATGACGTACGCGATGGCCCGGGTCTTTGAACCCAACGCCAAGCAGTTGTCGGAAGGTGATATCGAACGTGCGGCGGCTGTGGTAGGTGCAAACCTGACCAACCCAGAGGCTCTCCGTCACGTGATCGCCACGAACATCCGCCAAGCTAACTCTGACTTCGACAGTGCGATGATGACATACCCGGATCAGATCGGGGACTTGTTGATCGCAGAGGGAGCGAGGGACCAGCGGATGCAGGTCGTAGGTGATCTGGTCACACGCCTTGATGCCTACGGGCAGGGCGCTGCTGGTGACACCCGCTACGGCGGTGGAGGCAGGCCGGTCGAAGGTCGTGCCCCCGCCACTCAGCGTACCACGATGACGGGCCAAGCCGCACAGCGTGCAGCAGGTACTTCCCCAGCGGCAGCACCTCCCATGACCACGAACGCCCGGCGGGAAGCAGAACTGAATAGCCGTGCGGACGCACTGTTCGGCAATTAATAGGATAGACACATGAGTGATAACTTTGCAGACGAGTTGAATCTATATCTCTCGGAAGAGCAGGTCGCGGCGCTTGAGGACAGGAAGAAATACCTGATCACGCAGCAGGGCCTCCCCGAGGCGCAGCGCGATGATATCAGCGTCCGTGAACACGCTATGGACGTCTTGGAGAAAGGCAACCAGTTCGCCGTAGACCGTGCACGCGAGGCGTGGCAGGGCAAGTTTGCCGAGCCTGTACCGAGGGAGGGGATCGCTCCTCACCCCTTGGAGGGGCAGGGCGTCTACGCGGAGGGCAGCTCCCGTACGGCTGGTATGGACGAGGAAGCACGGCTCGAATACGAGCAGATGAGTGAGCACCCCCGCCACAACGCCAACGCTGCCGCTAAGTCGGGCGTGGACATTCACACCGGACTGCCGATGAGCATCCGGGCCAAGGTGTCCCTGCTGGCCCACAACCCGGCGGCTGAGGCCATAGCTCTGGACTCGGAGCTTCGCAAGATGTACAGGGAAGAGGGTCTGAACCCTCCCCCGGAAACCCCGCTGGCGTTCAAGGAGCCTAACACCGGCCGCATGGCGTATATGCGGTTCGACAAGGAGACCGGGAAGCTGGTGCCTACCATCGCAGATCCCGTGGGGATTGACACTGGGGACGTGGCCGACATGTTCGGCGGCGCAGTGGATATGATCGGTGAGGTAGCTGGTGCTATCGGCGGCTTCATGGCCGGGGGACCGTGGGGTGGTGTTGCAGGCGCAGGCGCTGGTAAAGGCGCAGCTATGGGCACCCGTGAGATCATCGCCCGAGGTCTGGGCATGGATGAGGACGCCATTGAGCGTGCCATGGTCAGTGATGAGTACCTGACCGAGATGGCTATGAGCGCAGGGTTCGAGGCTCTCGGCCCGGGCGTGTATGGCCTCAACAGGCTGTACCAGAACAAGTTCCGCCGTGTGATTGAACAAGCGGACGCCCCCGCTCTGCATCAGATGGCCGCAGACCTGAAGCGGGACGTGGAGCAGTTGAAGGCCAGTACCGATGAGACGTTCCGGCCCACGCTGGCTCAGGCCACGTTGGACCCCAACATCATGGTATCTCAGGCCAGCCTTGAGGCGCAAGCCAAGGGTAAGATGGGTGAAGGACTCCAGAGGCTGACGGTCGCCAACGACCAGATGCTCGTCCGGACCGCAGGCAAGATGTTCGATGGGGCGGGTGTATCCTCTCCCATCCACTCGGCCGATGCCGTGAGTTCCACAGCCCGCAGGGCTATGCGTGAGGAGGAGGTAGTCGCCAATGATCTGGTAGACTCCGCCACCAAGACCGTGCAGGACTACTCCAACGAGCTGGTCACGAGCCATCCGGGTGAGGACTTCTTCAACCTGTACCGCCAGAACGTAGCTGGCGCAGAGCAAGCGATGCTCCGCGAGGAGAACATGGCGTGGGATATGTTCCGCGACCTCGCTGGCTGGTCAGAGCGTACCCGCAAGTCCGGGGTTATGATCCTGAACCACCAGAACTCTCCGGTGATGAAGCAGTTGAAGGATGCGTTCCTTGAGCGGCACACAGGCTACTCCCAGATGAACGCGCAGCAAGTAGACGCTGTTCTGATGGACACCATCAACAAGATGGACGGCACCGGTCTGGACATAGTCCAAGACGTCTCGCGCCGGTCTCTGACGGAAGCGGAGCTGGACCCCGTGCTGTTGCACCGGGCGATCTCCCAGTTGAAGGCAGAGAAGCGCAGGATCGACAACTCGGTATCTACCTCCGGTATGTCGGCCCAGACGCTGTCTAAGTTGATCCGGGCCATGGACGAGATGATTGTCCAAGGCAAGTACATCGACGACAAGCTCGGCGCACGACTGAGCGGCAAGGAGGAACGCGCACTGCGTGGTGCGTACGTGGATGCAGGCAAGGCCACCAACCAGCGGATCGAGCTGTTCGAGCAGAAGGCTGTTCAGGACATGCTGGAGACGTACAAGACGAAGGAAGGATCGCGGGAGTTCCTGCGGAACGGTGCGGAGATTGAAGCCAAGCTGTTCAAGCCGGGAGACGCGTCCAACCTGAGCCGCAGCCTCGGGGCGCTGGGCCGTGACCCGGCCATCGAGGAAGGGCTGATGAACACCCTCGGCAAGAAGTTTGCCCAAGAGGTCATGTCGCCGCCGGATGGGTACTCCCCGGCCCGGTTCGACAAGTTCATGGAGCGGTACGAGCCTCACATGAAGATCCTGATGCCGGAAGGTACGCCGAACTTCATCCCCAACGGTGCCGCGTTCAGACGCGCCCAGCAGGATGCAATGGATGGCTTGAAGGATATCCAAGCGTTCCTGAAGGATGAGCTGGGTAACAGCCTGAAAAAGACTGACGCCAGTTCCATCGTGACGTCCGCTCTGAGCGACACCACAACCCCGGCCCAAGTTGCCAAGATGCGTAGCCTTATGCAGTCGAAGCACCCGGCCCTGTGGAACGCCGTACTGAGTGAAGGTCGTGAGACCATGATGAGGGACACGTTCGCCAACCCGACAGCCAAGGGGCTGGAGAAGCTACTGCGTAGCGAGTCGAAGCTGAAGGTGCTGTACGGCCCTCAGTTCGTGGACAACCTGACGTCGATGAAGAACATCGTCAAGCGGGTGGAGTCAACCAAGGCTGTGAAGGCCCAGTCCGAAGAAGGTCAGAACATCTTCGTACGTTTCTTCCGTCTGAGGTTCGGCCCCCTGTCGAAGCCACAGCGTGCGATCACGTTTGCCGAGAGTGCGGCTATGAAGATGAAGCGGAAGTTCTACGCGGAAGCGTTGACGGACCCCGCCAGTCTGGACCAGCTCGTGAAGCTGTCCAAGATGAAGTTCAGCTCGTTCCGGACGTGGATGGCAATGGAGCAACTCGTTGGCCCCGGTGGGTTCAGTGAGCTGATGCGCGACCCCCAATTGCAGGGTGCGTACGCAGAGGCGATGCAACGTGAAGCCAAGCGTGAGGAAGAGCGGAAGGCCGCTGGACGCTCACAACGGGCACAAGGCCGGGCCACTATGCTGGACACCGCTAAGGCTAACAGAGGAGTGAAGTAATGGCAGACAAGTACAAGTCGCTGAGGGACATGATCGGTAAGCACGAGTCCCCCGGCGGCATCTACGATGTCGAGTACGGAGGCGGTAGCCTTGACCTGAAGAACATGACGATCCGTCAGGTCTTGGCTCACCAACGTGCCCAGAAGCAAGCGGGCGTGAAGTCCACGGCTGTGGGGCGCTACCAGTTCATCAACAAGACGTTGGACGAGATAGTGCGCCGTAACCCCAAGGACTTCCCTCTGGACAAGAAGTTCGATGCTGAAACGCAGGACAGGCTGGCCGATATCCTGATAGAGCGCCGGTACAAGCGGGCAATGTCTACCTCTGGGGGCGTGTACGACCGCACCGGGTTTGCTAAGGAGATCAGCAAGGAGTGGGCCTCTATGCCCAACCCGAGCACAGGCAAGAGCTACTACGATGGGGACGGGCTGAACAGCTCCGGCATCTCCGTGCACGACTTTATGAAGGGGATCCCCAAGTAATGTTCCAGACAGTCAGCACTATGCTCATCACCAAGATGGGATTCAAGACGGTCATCATGGCCGCGTTCTTTCACCCCGTTGCTATGGAGTTGTGTATAGCGCAGACACAAAAAACCCCCGCCGGTCCGGTATATCGAATGACATGCCGTGCCGACGAGGGCAGTGTTCACGAGTTTGTTCTAAACATGGAGCGGGTCTAGCGTTGTACGTACAACGTTAACCCCCCGTGATCTCCTTGATGGTCGCTGCTACCTGATCGTGGTCAGCCGGACTTAGCGTCCGTCTGGCCCACCTTTCCGCTTCCCCCTTTCCGTCCTTTGCCCTTCGGGCTACGTACTGCTTCGCCAGATGTACCAGCATCTTCCGGCCCATCGGTGACTCCTCCTTCTGGTTCGGTACCCGCATCGAATCTCCTCAGTTGCAATAATTCCATTTCTAACGCCAGCTTCTTCTTGCCCATCTCCTCGTAGTCGGTCAGGAGCTTTTCTAGAGCTTCTTGAACTGCCGCTTTTCGTTGTGTGACAAAGTCCGATAGACTGACATCAGCCGATGGCTTGTTTTCTTGTGGAGGTGGAGTGCTTGCTCCTCCGTCTCCGGCATTGGAATCGACCCGCTCGTTAAACTCTTTATCAAGGCGCGATGCCCTAGCTTTCGCATCCGCTTCCAGCTTTTGCCGCTCATGCTCATCCCTCACTGCTTTGCACCAATTGCTCACGAACTCGCTTGTGAACTTCTTTGGTAGTGGTGTGCCAAGGTTGAGAGATGGGAACACAAGGTTCCCGTCCTCTCGTATGCAAGCGTCCATGATCTCCATGTCGCTATCTAGGTTCATACAATGTTCCTCCCGAGTGCTACTCGTTGTCCCTTTGGCAGTGTATTAGCAGCAACGCGTCCCCAGCCATTACAACTCTGGCACTGGAACTTGTGGTAACGTCCAGCCTGCGTGGTGTAGTACCCACGGAAGTGGACCGCTGTGCTTCCGCACTTAGGGCAGCTTGCGCCTTCTTCGCCGGTATCACTGTTGTAAGCTCCCATGACAGGATTGCCGACAAGCCAAGGCAGCAGCCTAGTATACAACTCCTCAGTAAGGACGACATCTTGCTTGTTATACTCCTTCATTACTTTCTGGTCAGCCCGGACCCCGTTCATCACGCCGGTCCACAGGTCTTGGCCCTTGTGCTGGGTCTTAGCTCCGATCCCCAACTGCTGTGAGACGTAGTCCAGCTTGTTCGACTGGAACCGGAACTGTCGCTTGACAGTCCGCAGCAGGTCGATCTGCCTGAACGGCTCAGGGGGTGATAAGTCCTGTAGCACGAACTCACGCTGTAGCGTTGGGATATCGAACTTGGTGCCGTTGTAGTGGACGATGATGTCAGCCTCGGTCAGCAGTTCATGTGCCCGCTCTACCATAGACTCGAACCCATCCTCCCACTCAGAGGCGAACATGATCTTCTTCTTGCCGTGCCACTTAGCTGCGAAGCACGTGGTACGTCCGGGAGTTACGATCTGGTTGATCCCGATGTTCTGGTTGAACAGCCCCCAAACATACGCTTGACTGGGCAGTGTTTCAATATCAAGATGTAGTATCTTTGCGCTCATCCCTGCTCCTCATATCTTTGATGCTTCGAACCAAGGTTGTATTCAGTTCGATCCGACATTGCACCAACAACTCGTTCAGGAACGTCACCTCGTGCGCTTGCAACCTGCGCCCCTGCATTGAACGCATGAATTGCGTCAAGATTCCAGTTGCCTCTATTGTTGGTCCTGAAAGCGGTCGGCCGGTTGTCTCCTTCACGATAATGATCCTCGTAGTGTTTCAACATCAGTACGTTGCAGATTACATGGTCTAGGTGGCTCTGACCCGACTCAGGGTCATGTGTCTCTCCACGGAACCACGCTGCCAAGTGACGTATAATACACGCGTAGGGGATTGTCCATTGCATGCCCTTAGCCCAGTTCCATGCTGCGTACTTCTCAGCGCCAAACTCCAAGACCCTCGCTGTACCTTCCAGTAGATGTAGCGGAATAAGGTCGTAACGCGCCTTTCCACCGTTAGCTCTAGCCCCAGAACCTTTCTCATCACTGTTCAAGTCTCCTACGTTCATCTCATTCATTGTGTCATCTCCTCAGCAATAACCCGCATGGCTGTCTTGGTCGGCAGCGGGGTGAGTACGAACTCCCCATCCCGCATCATGGGCTGTAAAGTCATAAGTTTCTTACCGGCAGAGATAGCAGTGAACACTTCAAGCCGTGCGCCCTTCGACTTCTCCCACCCGGGCAAGCAGACGATACCCTTAGCGATGTGGTCACAGATCAGTAGGACGTCCCTACTAAGAAAAGTGCCCCAAGTATCACCGTCCATGAGGTCAGCAGCAGAGCCAGTGTCAGAGGCGATAGCTGCATCGCCGCGTCCTTCCACAACGTCCACCATGGCTGGGTTGAGTACGTCGAACCCTGTTCGGCGCAGTTGGACCTCGGCCTCAATGAATCGGTCGAATCCGAACATCGGCAGGTTTGACATCGGTCCCGCGATGTACCAGTCATACGAGCCACTTGGTTGGAATCTTCCCGACACAGTAGGGTATTCCTTTCTTAGTGCACCAATCTGAGTATCGAGTCTTGCTCTTTCGGCTGAGAGTATTGTCTCGCTGAAATACGAGTCTGATGTCTCTACCTTGCTCATGCATTGCCTCCGCGATCTTTCTATCTTTGACTGTGAAGATACCCTTGGCTTCGAGGATGACGCCGTTCTCCAAGAAGAAATCAGGCGTATAACTCCTCTGAGCAACTGCTTGCGTATTGCAAATGGGGCAACGTCCGTTGGGTAGCTTCTCCTCCCACCCGAACGCTTCCACCTCGTACTCAAACTTTACCTGCTGGCTGTTCAGCATCTCCGCTATCTGATTCTCGAAGTTGCTTCGATACGGATGCTGGTCGGCCTTTCTTCGCTGGCTTTTTCTCGGCACTGAGTAGTTCCTCTGGGAATGCTGGGAGGGCCATGTTCTTACGGCCCGAGGCGTAGTGCGTGTCCGCACACCATGTGTTGAACAACGAACGCTGACGCTCGAACGCTACGATCCAGTCAGCTACTTCCTTCTCCACTTCAACGGTCTGGGAGTAGAACTGTTTAGTCTGTACTGGTACTACCGTCAGTACGCTTTCCTTGTTCAGGATCACTTCCTGCTTGTTTGCTTTGCGAGTCATCTAACTCCTCCATCATTTTACACCATTCTATGTAGCCGCGCATACCTTCTGCGGTTACGTCACCATCTCCATCTGCTTCGTCCACCCCTCCTGCCATGTCTGTCCTTCCTCCTGTCTCATCCAGAGCAGTGTAGCCATCTCGTCAAGAATATCTTCCGCTTCATCTCCATATAGGTCAGCATAAACCTGACGTACGAGTACCAGAGCCTCGGCTGGGCCAAGATCCCCAAGTGCCCGCCGTGCTTTCGCAGCACCGTATCCTTTAGCTCCTTGGATGTTATCCGTGCTATCTCCAGTGAGCAACTGTCCGGCGAACCGCAGCAGTCCTTCCTCGGGTGTGATGACATACTTCTTCTTCTCCACGAAGTTGTAGTGACGGCCGGGCACCATGTCCAGATCCTTGTCAATGGTAATGATCACCGTGTCATCAACGTTGTACGTATAACGTTGCATGTGGTGGATCGCCATCCAATCGTCAGCCTCTTGCCCCTCTACGAGGTGCGCGTCCCACTCATCCAGCAGGTACTCGCGGACAGCCTCGTAGTGTATGGGCTTCTCAGCGGCCCTGTTGCCCTTGTAGGGCTTCGTGACGGCAACCTCCTCCCTGAAGTTGCCATCGCCAGTGATACCTACCTCCATCGCCTTGAGCTTGAGGCCCTTCTTGATCTGCCGGAGCATGTGTCCACAGATGAACCTAGCCTCGTCCTCGGGCTGCACATCGTACTCGCTCTCGAGCGCGTAGTGCACAGCTTCCTCTGGTTCGGGGTGTAGCTCTAGCCAGTCGGTAGCGTCCTTCTTGTAGCCGAACGAGGCCACGATGCCCCCGTCCCTGCCGTCAGTGTAGAACCACACCTTCTTCTGTGCGGCGAACGCGGCCCTGTAGACCAGTACGTCCCCGTCAACCCAGCCGATCAATGGGTGGTCGGTTCATCGTCAGAGTCGAACACATCGTCCCACGTTTCCCCGCCCTCATCATCGCTATCCACCAGTCCGAAGAATCGAAGTGCTGCCAAGCTCTGTTTGGCCGTAGAGATCGCATCGGGCAAGCATGGCGTACGGAACTCCTCTACGCCCGTTTGCAGATTCTCGACAGTGTAGTACTCCATGTATTCCGAGCCGCCAAAGGTCAGCGTCACATCGTCCCGTATGAGGACTACGTAGAACTCCCCGTCTGACCACAATACTGCTTCGTCCTGTTGCGCCATAGAGATTACTCCCAGCCATCGTCAGATGAATCTTCCTGTGCGTGTACCACGCCCTCGGTGTTCGGCAAGCTGTTGTTCTTAACCGCAGCTTCGATCAGATCCGGAGCGTTCATCATGTCCGTGACCAGCAGGGCTGTAGTCTCTTTGACGTAGCCTACGATGATCTCCAGACGGTCGGACTTCTTGGCGTTGCCAAAGCCGATAGCATCATGGGCCAGAGCCGCGCAGACGATAGCTGTGGCATCGTGCTGTGCTGACGCATAGGTGATACGGGGCTGTGTGACTTCCTTGTCGTACGCTTCCTTCTTCGCCCAGTAGTCATCCCGTGATCCCGCACTCTTACCACCACCGCCACCAGAGGAGGATTGGGACGGGGCTGGTGCGGAACCACCCACTTTGATTGACTTGAAGTCAACGTTGGCGTTGTTGCCCTTCCACTCTACTTGGAAGGTGACGTTGTCGCCGTTGCTGAAGTTGGGCTGGCGTGTGCCTACCCGGTAATACTGGCTGTCGCCTACGAGCTTGAACGAGTACAGGGTCTTGTCCTGCCACGCCTTGTCATAAACCCGATCTACTGTACCTTGAACTTGCTGACTCATGCTTGTAACTCCATAGTAAATAATTCCTCCTCGTCTGTTGCACCCCACCGCTCTGCAATCTTAATGCCAGTGGCGAGTGGTACAATCATGTCTACATTATAACACTTCTTCATGTACAACGCAACATTGTCGAGGAACGATAGTTTCGATAGCTCTTTGAATGCCGCTACCTCGTCAGGTGGGATCTCCGCAATGACGGAGTCGTGCACCGTATTGACCAGTAGCATCTTGTAATCACTCCGCTTCAAGTAGTGCCAGAAGAACGTCAGAGCCATAGGGATGATCTCTGCCGTGGCAAACGCTTGAACGGGGTAGTTACAGATGGAGGTCGTGTACTCAACGTAGCCGCTGCGTGACATCTTGCAGTCCGGCCAGTAGTACCTCATCCCCCACTCGGTCTCCAGAAACTTGTTCTCTAGGACGGTATTAATCCATCCCTTTTGTGTCTCCGTGATTCCGCTATACTTCTCCGCAAAGAACTTATAATATCTCTGCTGTGCTTCAGTTCCGCTAGTGCCTCCGTATAGTGGCTTGAATGTATGTGCCTTCGCGTCTTGGCGAGTGACTCCGATAATGTCAGCCGTGACTGAATGTATATCGGTTCCCTCAACAATGTCGTCAATCGCGACTCGATCCCTTCCAAGTTGTGCAGCAGCCCGGAACTCAAGCTGTGCTCCATCTGCTTCTCCAACGAACCATCCATCATGTCTAGCCTTGAATATCTTCTTGTACGCACGCGGGAAGTTCTGGAACTGGCACTTGTACCGCAGTCCCGAGCTACTCAGCCTGTGCGTCTGGGTGTTAGTTTGATTGAACTTGCCCTGTAGGAAGCCTTCAGCCTCCTCACAACACGCGTTCAGCTTGCTGAGATACTTAGTGATCTCATTACTCAGTGCCTTGGTCAGCTTGTACTGGGCGATGAACTCAGTCTGCCGCTTGTTCTTGCACGGCAACCGGAGCACCACGTCCTGTGCTGTAAGCCTCCCGCCCTTAGCGGTCCGAAGTGGGCTGCCTCGGCGGTCCTTTAGTTCCGCGAACTTCAACTCGTCGTACAGGAACTCCGCCAGTTGAACAGGCGATCTGAAGTTGATCCCGCCCGTCATCCGGCCCAGTGTCTCCTGTGCCTCCGCGAACTCCCGCCTCTTGGTGTCGTACATAGCCTGCACTGCATCGACGTCTAGCTGCATCCCGTTGAACTCTATATCGGTGAGTACCGGCGTAGCTAGGCATCTAGTGTAGATTATCGGGAGCTGATCGGTCTGGTCGAGCTGGCTTGCGAACAGCCACCTCGTAACCTCCACGTCCGTCATGCAGTACTTCAATAGTAACCGCCGGGGTATGTCGGAGGGGCAGATCTTCGCTTTCCGGATCAAGGATGATACGAAGTCGTCCTTCTCCACGGATATACCGTGCCGCGAGGCGCACTCGCTCAAGGAAAGTTTGTTCAATTGCCATCGGTTTCCTCCTATGACGTAGTCTGCGATCTGGGTACACCAGACCAGCGTTTCTTCTAGTTTCAGACCGCACCGGCGTAGCCAGCCCAACTCGAACCCGGCATTGTGTGCCACGATAAAGTCGGCAGCTTCGCACGCTGCGATCAGTTCTTGTTGCTCAAACTCCCCACCCCACTTGTACTTCATGCCGCCGGTGGGGGTCCACCATGCGGCCAGCACTAGCTTGTTGTCATCGTTGAGGGGTGTGCCTTTCTCGATGTTGGTTGTCTCGAAGTCCACAACAACGTAGTTCTCCGACCTGTATATCTCAGGGTCAGGCTCGGTCAAGAACTTGGGCAACGTTGTATGTACAACGCTCATTACTTACTCCACCTGATTCCCAGAGCCGCTGCCAATGTCATCATAACCATCGGACCTAACGGTATACCCATGTCCGTCAATAGTGCCAGACCAAGTTGTACGCCCTCCAGCGCCTTCGTATAGCCGAAGGCAAAGAGCACTGCGCCAATCATTGTCATGTACAGGGGCGATGTCCCCACCAGTACCGCCCACTCGTCCTTGAGACTGCTGCTCAGTCCCTTTGCTGTCAGTGCTTCCCATGCCTGTACCCCTACCGTGATGGTCGTCTGGTTGTTGTTCTTCGCCAGTGCGATGTTACCTTCGATCTCTTGCTTGGCCTGCTTGCGCTTCTCGCGGGCTGTAAAGACTTTGGTAACTGGACTGACCAGTGCTGTCACTGCTGCTACTATCGGATTCATCACCTTCCTCGCTTCGTGTCGATCTTCTTGTACCCCTCTGGGCGGTAGATACTGTCAATCTCATCAGGGCTGTACCACGCGCACTTCAACTCAGGATCCGAGCGGCACTCAATGGACACCTCCCAGTAGTTGTTGATGCTGCCGAACTCCTCGGGGTGCTCGGACACCCGGGTCACAATGCCGTGGCCCTCGACCGTCCGGGTGCTGGACACTTGATCCTTCACGTACACCTTGTCGCCTATCTGTGGCTTAGTCATAGTCAATCCTCTCCAGTTTCGGGGTGTTGGCTTGCAGCACCCACACGTGCGCTCCTGAGACGTCAGCAAGGTACACTTGCGAGGCCAGCACATCTACAACGTTGTACGTACAACCTTCGTACAGCACCTCGTCACCCTCGTTCAGGTCTGCCAGTTTCACTTGCATGTCATACCCACCCCATCAGCCTCGCCCTGTGGGGCTATCTTACCGTTTTGCACAAAAGAGGTGTGCGTAAGGGTTGTTGTCTCTTTTACTTCTTTGAGTATGAACCCCTCACCATACTGAGTCCTTTCGTAGGAAGCTGCCTCCCTTGCCTGTTTTAGGTTGTCATGCTCGCTAACTGCCCCTGAGTACCCGCACACAAGGTATGTTGTCTCTATACAACGCTCGTATGCTGTGCTAGGTGTTTCTTTCATCACTCTTTCTCCTCGCCCCGTAGGGCTTTATCCATGCGCTGCACAATGAAGTTACTAAGGTCGAGAACCCCATCTTCAGAGCGCATCCGTAAGTCATCGCGGATAAGGTGTAATAGTTCTTTCAGTTCAGCGATGCGCTTTTGCTGCTTGCAGTAGTCGCATGGCATTCCACCGTCGTACCACTCGCTGAAATGGTCGGCGCATAAGTTAATTGCCATCATCTACTCCTCCTCGCCCTGTAGGGCTGCTTGTAGGGCCTCATACCGCGCCCTGTCTACCGTTACCCATTCGGACATAACGCCATCTATCTCGTCTGCGCCAATAAGGACAGGGGTCAGTGCCTCCGCTGCCTCCCTGAGCCACTGGCTCTCTGCGGTCAGTTCAGCGATGCGGGCCTCGTTGCAGGCGTGGCATGTGTCGCAGCCCTCACAGTAATCCAACGGCCCATGGTTAGAATCTAGCTCGCAACTTCGTGCCATCACTCCCCCTC